ACCTGCTCCTGAGGCGGAGTAACCGAGAGGATCTTGGGGACGGTCAGGTCAATCCAGTAGTCCCAGGTTGTCAGCGGGAAGTTGTTGCCTGAGAGGTCTTGGATAAGGCTCGTTGCATCTGGGTTGAAGCACGGAGCCCCCTCGTCCAGGCACGGGTTCATTGTGACCTCGAACAGACCCTCTGTGTCGAACCAACCCGACAGGTAAAGGCGGTAGGTGTAGTCCCCTACAAGCGGGAGGATGGACGAGATGTAAACCGCCCCACTCGCGCCCGCTGCTCCGCCCAGAGCCCAGTTCTCGTTGATGTCCCAGTTGATGATCTCCTCGGTCAGTACGATGTCGATGTAGAAGTTGCTGGGGTCCCAGGGAATCAACCCCCAAGGGAAAGTTCCTGGCAGGGGGGTGATGGCATCCAGGAGAGGCGGCTCGTTGTCTGGTTCATTGAGGTTCGGGGGGACCACATTTCCGTAGAAGGTATGCTGCGGGTTGTCGTCGAGTGTCCGGTAATCGGAGTCAACACCCTGCGTACCCTGGCCCCTGATCTGCACATCAAAGCCGGGGGCAGAGATGTTGCTATTGAATACTTTATCGCTCACGGTGATCCTCCGGCTCTGCACGTTGGGTAAGAAGCCCTCATGATGAGTCCCCTATAAACAACCCACCGTCCCACCATACCGATGAGCTAAAGACAGGCTGACGCATAGGCACGGTTGTAGAGATAGGTCACATGCTGACGCAGCCTCTGTTCTGAGGCTAACCAGGACTGAAAGTTGGACTTTTGCTGCTGAAGAGTGACGTTGCCAGACTCGAAGGACCGAGTAGCGGTGCTCATCTCGTCTGCCAAGCGGTCTCGTTCCGCCTGTACGGCCAGGATCTCGGCCACCAGGGGCCTGCATCTCGTCTCGTAAGCGGAGGGTGCATGAGCACAACCAGTGAACAGGAACCCGATGATAAGGGCAGCTCTCATACTGGACTGTACCCAAAAGAAAACCCCTCCGAAGCCGGAGCCTCGAAGGGGTTATCTATTGGTCGATACCGACTACTCGGATTAGCGAGTGATCGTCAGTCGAGCCAAACCACGGGGGTTGTAGGCACCGATTCCGACGTTCTCGAACACCGAGAACCCAATGGTCCGCGCCTTCGGGTCGTCAGCGGAAAGCACGGTCAGCTCAGTACGGACAGGAATCCGACCGAACATCTCGGGCTCGCAGCAGACGTACACCGTGCCGACCGGAACCAGACGGGAAACGATGATCTGGGCACCCCAGATCGTTCCCATCAGGCCCGTCTTCAGCAGAGCGGCCTGGCTTTCGATGTCAAGGATGTCGCGACCGAACTTACGCAGATCAGCGTAGTCACGGGCATTCATGAACACGCGGGCTACCCGCAGGTCATGACGCTCGATCAGACTGAAAGCGTCAGCAAGGACAGCGCCAGTGATCGGAGCAACAACGGGAATGTCCGCGTTGGTTCCGCCAGCGATGCTATCAAAGCCATCGGTTGCGATGCTGTCGAGAACCGCGAAGACACGCTCGTCTTCAGCAGCCTGAATCTGAGCGCGGGCCAGATCCTGGGCACGTTCGATAAGATCGAAACGACGCTCCTTGATCTGGGTCAGCGGGATCTCAGGGTTCGAGGCAATCTCGAACAGCGGGAAGATCACACGACGGGGTTTGGTGATAGCCAGAATGTTCTGACCTTCCTCACCAACCACATACGCGGTCACGTCCGGGTCCTTGTCGTAAATAGGAAGAGCACCGTCAGGGAGCTGCTCGACCAAGAAGGTCTTGCGGCCCACCGCAGTATAGTCGCGCCGGGTACGGAGCGGCTGAGTCATGGAAGCAGCGAGCTTCGCACGACCCTGCGGGGTCTTGATGTACTCGGAAATGATTCGTTGCTTTACAGCATTATTGACAGCCATGATGCACCTCCCTCAAATCCGTTGGTCGTAGACGATTTCATCTTGCGTCGCGTCAGCGGGCATCTTGCAAATCGCTACCACTTCGCCAGCCGCTTCACTACGATTAGTAACATCGTGTGCATCGGCTGCCGTCGTGCTGTTAGTAAGAAAGCCGTTCGAAGAAACGACCAGAGTCTGCCCCGTGGAATAGGTCAGGTCAGTGCCTGCGCCACCACCAGTAAGCTGTTCGGTCTCGAACAGGTTGTTGGCGTAGCAGCCCTGCGAAGAGACATAAGGTCCCTTGCCTGAAGCTGTTCCGGGGGTGTTCTCATACGAGTTTCCGTTGGCGGTGTTGATGAAGAAGCCGAGTACCTGGCAATCATCATTCACAATGGGTCCGCCAATGAAGTTATCCCCTGCATCGGGGCGGGTGCAAGCTGCACTTCCACTCAGAACACCAAGAACTGTGGTGTCCACCTGGGTGGAGGTTGTGCCTGCGGCTGTGACGGATACTGGATTTGCCTGAGTAAAAGCATCGTCGGTCAGCACTCCCACGGTGTTACGAACACCGAGGTGAAGAATGCGGAGCGCCGAGCTGCTCTCAGTAAATCCACCACTCGCCTGTCCAAGCATAGCCATGATATTTCTCCTGACTTTGCTCCCTGTTCGGGAGTCGTGGTTACAATCCTGTGTCTTCACCATGAAGACCCAGGGTGGGACGGCCCGAAGGTCGGCCCTGACTAATAGGTTGATGTATTGAGGGACTATTGAAAAAGCCCCGAAGGACGGGATGTCCTTCGGGGCTTTTAGACTAAAAACAGTGGACGGAAGCCTTAGCTACCGAAGATGTCCGACACGTCAGGAGCGGTCTCCCAGAGCTTAGAAAGGTCCGAGACCTCGCTGCTGGCAGCCTTGGTCACAGCACCGAGGCTCTTAGCCCCCTTGCTTGCCTTACGGGCCTTAGGACGCTGCTTCGTGGAAGCCTTCTTCTTGGAAGCCTTCTTGGAAGCCTTCTTGGAAGCCTCAGGCTCCTCTTCGTCATCAGCTTCGTCGTCGTCATCAGCTTCGTCGTCGTCATCGGCTGCCTTCTTACTGGCCTCCTCGTCGTCGTCGTCGTCGTCGTCGTCCGCTTCTTCCTCGTCGTCCGCAGCCTTCTTGGAAGCCTCTTCCTCGTCGTCCGCTTCTTCCTCGTCGTCCGCTTCTTCCTCGTCGTCGCCAGCGAAACGGCCAGCAAACAGCTCAGCGAGAAGGTCATCCTGATCAGCAGGACCCTCATCACCAAGACCCATCGGGTCTCCCCCATCCTCGGGAGCCATCATCTCAACGATGTCGTCCGCTTCCTGAATAGGCATCTCAGCCATCGCCTCATCACCGCAAGCCTCGGCCTCCGGGACGGCGGGTGCCGGAGCATCCTCAGCCTCGGGTGCCTCAAGAGGCTCCTCGGCAAGCATCACGGCCAGAAGCTCCTCAGCGGCCTTGTCCTCGGGGGACAAGTCGTCTCCCAGGAAGTCCGCAGCGGCCTTCTCGCCATTTTCACCCACGGACTCAGCGTGCTGAACATCAGCGTTCTGGTCGGTCAAGGCGTCCTCGGGACTCGCCAGAATAGCCGGGTGGCCATCAAGGGTGTGTCCGGGATTCAGAGTGTCCCCATCAGGGTCGTTCTGATCGGCCAGGAAGGTCGCCGAAACGCGCTCCAGGGCCTTGTCGAGGCTGTTGTCACTGAGGTCCATCAGGTCAACTGCCTGGTCCTCAATCTGAGCAACGGTCGCATCGGGGCCAAGCATGGTCTGAGCAAGGCGGATGCACTTGGAAGCCTTACGCTCAGCCGCACGGCGTCGCATAGTGGCTTGCTTACCCGCAGGCTGTGCAGGATGGTCGCGATCCTCATGTGGGTTTGCGGGCTCTCCGCTCTGCTCATAAGGTCCGGGATGAACATCCTCATTGAAATCGGCGGGTTCGGAGCCTGCTCCGTTTCCGTCGTTGTCAATGAGATACGCATCGACCTCCGGGTCGGCCTTGTATGCCGGGTGTTCGGGGGACCAGTCGTAACTGGCGGGGGGTGCAGCGGCTTCACGGTTTGTTTCGTGACCGGCGCTTCGAGTGGTCAATCTTACTCGTGCCATGATTCTCTCCTTAGTTATCGGCGTGTCGCCGGAATCCGTGAAATGAGTGTGCCGAGGCGGGTTAGCGTCCGGGACTCATCCTTGTTGAGTTTCCTCCCAAGGATGTCTTCAGACGCCCTCAAGAACTTATTGCTGGTTTCATATTGTCCAGTGGACCCTACTCGAAGGGCCACACGGTAAAGCTCGACTGGGATCTCAATCCCAAAAGAATAGTTGAACGCAGCGACCCTGTTTACCAGGTCTGCTGGGCTCGAAGAGGTCGTGAGCAAAGCTGCCAAACCCGCACGGTAACCCGTGATGAGGCCCTCTTTGATGACAGTGTCGTTGGGCTCAGCAGAGGACTCTTCAGGAGAAGGGTCCTGCTGGTCACCGCCAGACAGGTCATCGAAAATCTGTTGTTTAGCCCGCTGGAGAATCTGCTTCACAACCTTCTGTTGGAGGCCATCGAGCGGGCTCTCTTCCTCTTGGGCAGGTTGTTCTTCTTCGCCACCACCGCTGTCTTCTTCTTCTTCTTCTTCGTCCCAGCCTGCCAGGTTCTCAGAGGCAGCCATCGCCCGATTCCCCTGCACCCAATCCTTGGGAGGGCTGGACAAGATGTCCCGGATATTCTGGGCCGTTTTTGGGGAGACCTCTGCGGGCACAATGATGTTCCGCATCACCGCGCCAGCGAAAGCGGGTGTGGCAACCCAGGACGCCTCAATGAAGGTCACTCCACCTGTGGGGTCTACGGTGTGGTGTCCACACAGTTCAGCTACGCGGTGCTTGTTGTTACCATCATCGAAAAAGGTGTTCCCCTTCTCGTACTTGATGTGCTTGCACATCTCCGTCTCATCAGCCGCAACGTGACCGCACTTCGTACAGAGCGTGAAGTCCACGGAGCAACCCATCGACATCGTGCCCATAGATCCGGCCTCAATAGCGGCTACCAGGTCTTTGTGCTTCCGGTCTGTCGCAATCAGGATGTCAACGTAGACACTCTCACCAATGTCCCGAGCGACCGCGTCAATGATGCGGCCCTTGGAAAGGTCTTCGACCTGGACATGCTCTACGAAGTTGTGGGCTCCAACGAAGGTCCGGTAGGACTTCATCAGCACGTCCCTCGACCAGGCATCCATGTTGTTGTTGATGTACTTGTCCCCACACGCATCAATACGGAAATCGGTGTAGTTGCGGACAACCTTCTGCCCGTCCTCCTCCACTGACCCTGTCTTGACTCCCGGCTGATCGAGCACATCCACGGAACACACGATGGTGGCATGGGTGAGAAGATACTGGTCTGGTTTGAACTGTGAGCCAAGAATCCCAGTGGCTTGTTCGCTCAAACTGGCAGTGACTTCGCCCTTATGCACGGCAGCGGTACGGACCTTGTTCCAACCAGGACCATCAAGATGGGGATGGATGACTTGAGCGTATGCGTACTTCATGAAAGCCATTAGCCCGCCCCCTCATGTAGATGGATGTCCAAGTCCTTGATTAGGAACATGCAGTTAGGACAGCCCCAGAGCCTCTCACTGGCACCCTCTCGGCGCTTGTAGATGGCCTTCTTGAGGCCAGGCTCCTTGCACTTGGGACAACCAAGAGCACCAGAGTCACACTCACCACGAGTGGCGTGGTACTGACGGTCCTTCTCTTTCCAGTAGAGGGCGACCTTGCTGGGGTCTGCCGCGAGCTTCTCCCCCGGACCACCTGGAACAGAAACCTGCCCCACGCCGCCTGGAACAGAATCATGCTCCAACTCAGGAAGGACGACCTTTCCGTCCTTCCAGCGATGCAACTCCTCTGCTGGATACCGCATCGTCCCATCAATGTGTTGAACGTCCACCATGCCGATGGCCGGATACACGGCAACCACGGTCCCAGCGGTGTCTGAACCTTCCCCCTTAGGGAAAGCTCCATCACCGACCTGGAACTCGGAAGCCCGTTCCTGCCAATCTGTATAGGCACTGGCGTTACGCTCAGACACGATAGGACCTCCGATCAGGAACTTAGGCTGTAACCATGATTGAAAGCCGTCTTGCTGGCCTCTTCATCTTCGTCAGCGTCATCTTCATCGTCATCGGCGTCGTCATCGTCGCCAGCCACGCGGAGGATCTGCTTGGCGAGGGAGACCAACTTGGCCTTCTTGCCAGCTTCGTCATCATCGTCAGCCTCTTCCTCATCATCGGCCTCTTCCTCATCATCGGAGGACTTGGCGGACTTCTTGGAAGCCTCTTCCTCATCATCGGCCTCTTCCTCATCGTCGGCCTCTTCCTCATCGTCCGCAGTCTTCAGCAACTCGGCGAGAAGGTTAGCGAGCTTCGCAGCAGCACCGAGCTGGCCGCCGTCAACGACATCACCCAACTCGTGAAGGTACTTCTGCTCCTTCATCGCATCGTCCATGTAAGCCTCATCGGGCTCTGTCTGGGTCACGACCGTGTCATCGGACAGCTTGTTGTCGCGTTCGAGACCAGCGTTCTTCTCCACGAAATCCGCCAGGAGATCGCAACGATACGCGAAGTCAACGGCGACCTTCTTGGGGATGCCAAGGGTCGAGTGGTTCGCTTCGAACAGTTGAGCGAGACGGTCGAGATCAGTGGTGATGGCCTTCGCGGCCTGCTTGGAAAGGGACATGTTGGGATCCTCCTAAGATTGTTGGGTTCGGCGGCCCTGCCTTCGGGTCCGCACATGTTACCGTGCAATGGATAGTCGGGCCGCAACACAACTACCTTCGACTTATATGACTTTGGTATAGACAGACCATTGAACCAAAGGTGAATCAGGCCGCAGAAAGAGGACTCACCAATGGAGGGTCAGTCTTCTTTGAGAGGTCGGCGGGGTCCCCGGAATCAACGAACGCCTGTGCATTGGCGGTCGCTGGCCCTCCAGGAAACTGACCAGAATCAGTTTCCGTCATGTCCTCGTAATCCTGCCTCCGTTGCTCAGTGATCTCCGCCTCGGCTGCCTTTTGGCCCCCTTCCTCATAAGCCGCTGTAATCGCATCGACATCAAACTTGGGGTCGGACTCAATCTTGTCCCAAGAGTCTGAGGGGTCTGAAGAACCTTCTTCCTTCCGGTCAGCCTGCTCCTTCTTGAGTGCGGGGACAATAGTGGCCTGGTCCAGCCCATAGTCGATTGCCAACTGCCTCATGGCCGCTGCCAACTCCGGTCGAGAAGGGATGGGGGGGTCTGCATCAGGGTCCCCTTGGTCGGCCAAGGCAGCGGATTCTGCAATGTTCCCAGCCGTGGAACCTGAGCCCCCCAACGCATTCACCAAATCGTCCCCCATCATCCTGTTCATGGCCTTGTGTACCAACATTCGGTTCTCGGCATGGTGCCACTCTTCCGCAGGCTTACTAAGAAAGTCCACACCGCCAGGAACCTTGGCCATGTGCTTGATGAGTGCCACTGCTTGGGCTGGAGGAGAGCCTCCGTGAGGCTCCTTGTCCCCATTTACAACAGATGCAATCGTGAGAGCCTGACTTACCCCCTTCAACTTGGCCTGGAATGGAGTCTGCTTCTTCTCATCTGGTTGCGCCTGGTGGGCTTGGAGACCCAACTCGTCAACACTCTCGTAAATCTTCTTCCGGGCCTTCTCGTCCAGGCCCTTGATGCTCTCGAAAACAGAGGTCGTCCACTTAGTTACATCCTCCGGGGTGCCGGAGGCGTTGTCTGGGTCGAACAAGGAAGCCTCATCTTGGCCCCCCAGGAAATCGTCCAGCTCTTTGGTTATCCCCATCAACCCCTGCTTCTTCTCGTCGAAGGTCGCCCTTGCCTCTTCCTTCTTCTCGGCCTCGGCATCAGCGGCCTCTTCCTTCTTCACCTCTTCCTTCTTCTCGGCTATGTCCTTTCGGTACTCCCGAGCCATGTCCTGCTGAGCTTCCTCCGAAAGGTTGCCGTCCGAGTCTCGTTGGTCGAAATACTGCTTGTTGAGCTTCTCAACAAGCTCATCGGTGTACCTCTCCTCATCCGACTTGTCCTCCGGGAGCTTGACGACCCTGGGGTCAAAAGGTCGGTGGGCCTGACCAGAACCTGGGTCGCCTTCAGTATCTGCGGACTCTTCGTCTGCGGGCTCTTCGCCCTTAGGCTTAGCCGCATCCTGACGCTTCAGTAGCTCGTCCGCGAGCTGTTCGTAGGTCTCATCATCACCTTCAGTGATGGCATCCCCGAGCTTCTCCCTTAGGTCATCGTCGGTCATCCCTCTTAGCTCTTCGCCCGTCACCTTCGGCCCTTCACTGTCCCCCTTGCCTTTGGGGTCGTCCTCCTTGTCCCCCTTGTCTCCCTTGTCTTTGGGGTCGCTCCCTTCTTCTTTCTTCTTCTTCTCTTCCCACTCCTCGAAGAGCTTGTGGAGAAGCGCCTGGGCCTTGCCGCCCTTGGCCCCATTCTGGAGACTGGGAACTTCCACATCACGGCCAGACTCTGGGTTCTTGACCTTCTCGTTCTTGACCTCGTGCAGGAACTTCTTCCACCAGCCGTCGGCGTGGGACTTACCACCCGACCCCTCGTCTTCTTCCTCACCCTCGGCAACAGCGGGCTCACCTGCCAAGAGACTCAGCACAGCGGTCTTGCGGGTCTTAGCGAAGGCGTGGTGTCGATTGACTACGCTTGAGACCATCCACCCCACGCGCTTGAAGTTCCGGGAGAGGTCCTTGTCCCCCTCCTGACCCAGAGCCTCAACGTCCTCGTCGTCTTTGAGGTCCACCCTCTCCTTACGGAGGTCATTGCGTGGCGGCTTCTTCTTCGGGAGCCTTCGAACGAGACCCTGGATGGCCTCGTCTTCATTCTCGGCGTGGGACTTGGTAGCGAGACGAAGGACACGCTGGATGCTTGCGAGCTTCTCGATGTCCTCTTCTACACAATCAACGCTTCTCGAAACCTCAGAGATGGGGTGAGCAACGAACTCCAGTCCCCATCTCTCAACCATCGACTGGTACTCAGACATGTGTTGATCCTCCCACACATGCACAGACGTGAAGTTGTGTTTGCTGTGCAGCTTCGCAATGACCTTCTTCTTGTAGGTCGATGTACCTCCACCGGAGTTCAGATAGACCTCATCGAAGTTGAGGCCCGCAGACTTCAAGAGGGCCGGGACAATCCACCGGAACTTACCGTCGATGCGACCCGTGCAGCAGATAGCGAGGACATCCGAGTTCCCTATACTCCTCTTGGCCGCCGAAACGACTGAGCCGTTCCACCACGAGCCATCGGGTTTCAGAGGGACGCACGGAGGACTCAGAGACTGCTGGTTACTCCACCAGTCTCTCTGGCTCCACCAGGAGGGCTTGTGGGGTGACTTGAACAGGGTCCCATCGAAGTCGAATAGGTGGAGTTCCCTGCGCGAGGACCCCAGCTTCTTCCGCCGAATCGCCTGCTCAAGAGCCCGCTTGAAGCCTGAAGGGTTCTTAGCGTTGGAGGGGTCTTCCAACAAAAGCTCCCGAGCAAGCTCCTGGACCTGCTGCATGAACATGCCGATGGCCTTGCCCTTGAGGTCTCGGGCACGAGCCAAGCCCTTCATGAAGTCCTTATCCTTGATCGCGAGGCCAGGTTGACGCAGGCAGTCGAGGAGATGCTCTGGTTCGCCCTCTGGGAGCGCCAGAGACACCTGCCTTAGCCTCTGCTGTTGGGAGGCGGACAGGAACCCCGTGCGGGCCTTGAGAGGCAGCCCTACGTCAAGGAGGTCGAACAGGAACAGGACCTTCTTGTTGCTGACCCAGTTCTCCATAGTGGAGCGGAAGGACCTGTCTTCCCGGATCATGTCCGCAATAGGGTCCAAGAGCCCGAGCTTCTGCATCTCGACGAGGGCCTTCTTGTAGGAGGACTCACCCAGGATGGTGTCAATCAGGAGGGTTGCGATGGCGTTCTGCGGGGCGTTGCGAATCTTCTTGGCGTTGCGCTTGATAGAGGAGGCCACCAACGGGTGAATCTTGAATCCGTACTTCACCATGAACTTGATGGCCCGGAGCATCCGAGTTGGGTCGTCCGAGAAGGTCTTGTCCGGGTTGGAGGGGCACTTCATCACCCCCTCTTGGAGGTCCTTGAGACCACACCCGGTCATGTCGATAATCTGGGCCTTATCAGGACCGTTCGCCAACTCTGCCAAGGACCACATCAGCGTATTGAACGTGAACTCCCTACGAGAGACATCCTCTTGGATGGTGGCCTTCTCTACCTGGTCTGGTTTGTAGCCTTTGCCCGAAGCTCCTCCGTAGGACTCCTTCCGGGCGTTAGCGATCTCGATGACTTCTCCCTGGAGGTCTTCACCGTCCAGAACCCAGGAACCTTTCACGGTCAGGATGGCGACCCCGTATTGGTTGGTCGTCACATTGGTCATCGCCGTAATGGCTCTCTCCAACTTCTTGGCGAACCACTCTGAGTCCCGCCCCTTACCAAGGCTCACGGCGTCGATGACCACATCAATGTCCTTGATAGGTCTGTCGATCACAAAGTTCCGAACTGCGCCGCCCACTACATAGACATGCTTGCCGACATCGCTGCCCATCCGAGCTGCGGCCTCGGACAAGAACTTCATCAGGACAATGGACTTGCGGTGCGTACTGGACTCCAGGAACCTGGAAGCCACCTTGCCAGTCGGGTCGTAGATCGACCCCGCGACATCGAACACATCCTTCTGCTTGTTCGAGAAGAACCCAACCCGGCCCTTCAGCGTGGGGCCGCTCACCTTGGTGATCCCTTTTTTCAGGAGGTCGTTGCTGTACGCCGGAGAGACCCCGTCCACTGCAACAGTGATGTGGGGGTGACGGTTGGTGCTGCGGACGCCCTGAGGTTTGACGAGGACCGCTTGGCCCTTGTCATCCTGTGCATAACCAACGACCTTCAAACTGGTAGGGGAGCCTATGGACAGGGCCTTCACCTCATCCTCAGAAGGCTTGAACTTGATGGTCATGTGATGGGCCTTCACCTTCGGGTGAAGAGGCCCTACGTTCTGCTTCCACCAGTTGATCAACTGGTTGGGGTCATCCAGAAAGACCCCGGTGTACATGGCCTTCACGGGCTTTGCGATCTTCATGTGAGGACAGGTCGCGGCCACCCTGAAATCAAACACATCTGGGACGACCGTCTTGCGGAACTTCCGCACAAACTGGGCAATCTCCTCTTCTGCGCGACCGTCAATCCAGAGAGCCTGGAGGCGTCTAATGAGCCCAGCTCCCTCTTGCAGCGACTCAATGAACTGCCCCTCTTCGTCCAAGGTGACAGCCTCTTCGAGCAGAGCCTCAATGGTAAGGAAGTGCTTACGGATGCAGTCCGAGCAACGCTTAGCTGGATGGAACAGGTGGTCCTCAAGCAGAGCGCACTGCTTCGCGACTTCGCGCAGATTGAACTTCGGGCTCATTACATGAAACCCGGAAGCCTGCTTTTTGGAACCTCTGTTGGCCAAGACTACCCCTCCGATGGTCGGATGTTCTCTATCCACAGCGAAGAGATAGAGAGACTATGGAAAGGCTCAGAAGCGATCCTCATCCTCAGAAGGTGCGTTGTACTCCAACCCCAACTTCTCAGCG